GCGTCGGCAGTGCCTTCGACCCAGTCGTCAGTGCCGATCTCGGGGTCAACGTAGAGGCAGGTGGTGGTAACGCCTTGACTGGTGCCACCCACATAGCGGCGGGCAGCAGTGGCGATGGCGGCGATCTGTTCGCGGAAGCCGGCCTGGGTGATGTTCAGGTCGTTGATGGATCCCGTTTCGCCGGGAAGCAGGATGGCCGCCACGATTTACACCTACACTTGTCTGCAGTTTACACGCCCATTTTGAGTTCGATCGGGCCGGTGGTCACGAAGCGTGCAGTGCCTACGATTGCTTCTGTAGCGCGAGTGTTGATCGCAGTATTTGTTACCAACAGCTCGCAACTGTAATACAAATCACCCGGCGCCAGTTGGTTGCTGGTATCAACGCGATCTGTAATCATAAAGAACTCGGCTTCAGCTTTTGCTCCGCGCTCGGTCAGAAGCAGTAGTTGCATCAGTGAGGTGGAGTCGTACTTGCTTTCATCAGTGCGGCGCTCAACAAGAAAGTCAAACGAACCACCGCCGCTGACAACTGATTTGACGCTCTCACCGAACTTTTGACCAACGGCAGTCGTATCAACGTTCTCGGCGTTCAGCTCAATACTCCATTCCCGAAGTTCGCCTTGGATGATCCAGGGGAAGCCGCCAACCCAGCGGCGCGGTTCAATCTCCGCGTCGTCGTACTCGGCAGTGCCGGCGGTGGGCTGCAGGTAGTCCGGTGCGTAGTCGCAAATACTGGCAAGCGTGGATTCATCTCGGATGTCCGAAAACCTGTAGTCACCAGTTGCTGCAAGGCATTCAGCCAAAGCGTTGTTGTACTCTTCGGTGCCAGCTGGTGCAATCAGCACGTACTGAAAATCAAGCTGTTTGAGGTCAATTCGATCGCCTGTGTTACCGCTAAGAGCAGCGGCTCGTGTTGTGTATAAACTCAGCCTTCCGAGTTGGTCGCGGTAAATGAAATATGTGCCGCTGTTGACTGGCGTGCCACGATTGTAGAAATAAACCGTGTCGTCATCACTAACGTAATACTCGTCGGTTTCGTCTGTGACGTGCGTCCTGTTAGGTCCCAAGTCCCAGATAGAGCCGAAATAGCAGCCAACACCGCTAGGTAAGGCATCGGCAGACAGCGGAAGTCCTTCTGGGGCTACAAGATAAACCTCGTCGCCGTTCCAAAACTCGGTGCTGCTGACTTGCAGTGTGTCAGTGTCAGACCGCAGTGCCGACACTGGAACAACAATCGGCGCGGGCGCTTCTCGGCGGAAGCGCACATAGCCTTCAACGCCAAGAACTGCCATGACTTAGAAGCCGCCGCTGATGGAACCAGAAACTTGGAACGACACGGAGCAAACTTGGATTGCACCAACGCTGACGCTTGGCGACACGCTGGTTAGGAACGCTGAGCAGCTCAGGCTTTTGCCTCCAGCGGTGTCCAAGACAAAGCTCACCGAACCCGAAACATCGTCGCCGTCGCCGAGGATGCTGTTCAGCAGCGCCGTCGCTTGACCTTCCGATGGGTCATACATCAACTCAGCTGTACCAGTGGAGCCGCGCATCCCTGGCACGTAGGTTCGGTCATGCACTCCAAGCGTGGTGGTTTCCAGTGGATCCTTGTTGATCGACATGGACCACGACCGTACCTTGCCGACAGTGGCGCCGTTCCAGTTGAGGGCGCCGTTTTTACCAGTAAGGACAGCCACTGATCACACCAAGCTACAACCAGCCTAGCTAAGCGTCGCGGGTGGCTTCCAGTCTTACGCGAACGCTGCTGATTCCGGGCTTAATTCGTTGTACTTGCGGCGGTTCCGCAAAGTGCCAAATCAGCCCGTCGCCGCCATCCGAAACGTATGCGGTCAGCGTGGCATCGGCGCCATCAAATACTTCACTTGGCACCGTTACGGCATCCAGTTGGCCGCGTGATGCGCTCCAGGCATCAAGAAACTGAACAGCGGAGGAATCGGCGATGTTGTCAAAATTGAGCTGCAAAGTGGATCGCGATCCACGGTTGCCAAAGATGCGGCGGGACACGACGCCGCTTAACGAAGTATTGGACTTGACCGGGAACTCCGGTGCCGTGAAGTCCATCGCCGTTGGCGTCAGCGCAGGTAGTGCGGCCATGCTCAGGTCTCCACCCAGTAGTTGTCATCGTTCCACTCAGCGTAAAGCTGAAGGGTGCCATCCGACAGGAGAGGCGAATGCACGGCTTCGATTTCGTAGCCGTCCTCGCTGGGCGTAATGGCGTCGATGCGATAGGTGCGCGTAATGATCTCCGAGGTTTTGACTGTGAATACAACACCAGTCGGCGTGGCAGTAGTGCCGCTGTTGCGGACAGTCAAGGTGCCTTCAGTCACTTCTGCATCTTTGTCGCCTGTCCAGTAAACAACTTCGTAGCTCCCATCTGCCAATGCAGTGGATGACACAAGCTGGCCGTCACCAGTAACGGCACCATTGATGAACTGGTTGTAGTGCGTGTAATCCAGTGCCACCTTGATGAAATCTCCAGGGGCGATTGAACTGGTTAGGGCTTCGTAGGTGGTGCTGATTTTTACGGTGTGGTCAGCAAGTCGCCTGGCGCCAATGATGAACCGGGCGGCCTTTAAAGCGTGCTGCTCACTGGTGCAGTATTCGGATATGTCAAGGCTTTCGGTGACACCTTGGCCCCATTCCGTGTGATACACGATGCGTTCTTTTGGCTCAGGAAACAGGCCGTAGGCGGGGTCAACGCTTTCGGAGGGAGCATTGCCGCCGTAGCGCTCTGTCCTGTACTTGACTGACATGGAGATCGGCTGGCGCTGTTCGGCTTCAGCCATCGTCAGATTCATGCTGATGCAGTTGCCCGCCGTGAACAGGCCGCGAATTTCAGGCTTCTCCGGAATGGCTTGCTCCAAGTAGAAGATGCCGCCGCGTTCGATCAGCAGCAGGCAGTGCGTGGCAGCAGTATCAGCCGCCCATTGCCGCCAGTTGGTGTTGTTGATCTTGGGGCCGTCGTAGAAGAAGCGGTTGTCTTGGCAAAATTGCGCTGCAGCAGTGAACGATGCGGTGTCAATCTGCTCGGCGCTGATCTCGTTGCCGAGCCCGTAGCGCTTGTTCAGCATGAAGTCGTACAGGATTTCAGGGAACAAGTGCGTGGCACCGAAGCCCCCAAGCAGGCGTTCCACTTCCTTGCCTTCAACGACGTAAGCCGAGAGTTGCGAAAACTGTGACCACTCGCGGCTTGCTCTTACGTTCATGCCGATTAGGCACAAGTTGTCGTATTGCGGCGTGAAAGGATTGGGCTGGATGACGTTGACATAGGCGATTTCGTGCTCGGGGGCAGAAGAGCAAGACGTAGAAATTTCGTCATACATGAAGAACTCAGCAGCACGCGCATAGCGATCTAGGTATGTGCCGTCTGTCGCTGAGCCGTAGGTGCCTTCAGTCCAGCTAAGGCCAATTTCTTGCTTAGGGCGTAAGCCTTGGATATCAAATAGTTCGTCAAATGAGCGCGTATCAATGTATCGCCCTTTTACGTATGCGCTTCCGTCGGCAAAACCAAGCGACAGCAGCGAAGATGTAGCGAGGTTGTCAGCTTGAAGTTCAATGACTTGCCACGGCAGGTTTCTAATTTCCCAACTAGAAACAGGCTCGATTCGCACCTCCCATGCTGCATCGCCTTTCATTGCGAAGCGAATGAAATTAAAAGATGGCGTTTCTTTTGCTCCGCTCACTGCAAAAACATAGTTGCTCATGTTGACGAACTCAACAGAATCTGCTGGGTCCGAACGTAGAGCGATGCGGAAGAAGCTGTAGCGCTTTTCAGGAGCAGTAATGGTGCCAGAACTGAAGATTGTGTTTGTCAGGTTTTCTTCGGCGCTTTCATTAGCGAGACCATCGGCAGCTTTCCAGTTGACGGATTCGTAGCCAGGAACCGTGCTCGGTGTCATGACGCCCGTGTCCACAGCGTCAATCCTGAGATAGATAAAACGGATCAAGAATCCAGGCTCGTACAAATTGGCATTAACAACTACATCATTCACTGCATAACCAGCGCCGCCGTCATTAATGGTGACGCTTGTAATGGTTCCCCCGCTTACAACCACAGTGATTTGCATGTCTTGCCCGGATGCACTTTCCGGGTAGACGCGCATTGGACCATAAGTACCATCTACCAGTCCGCTGATGTCATTGGTGGGATTGAACTCACCTGGGACAAGAGTTACTGCAGTGGCAGCGCCTGCAGTGGTGAATTCTTTCTTATCGTTTGGTACATCCGCAAAGTTGCACATGCCTTGAATCTGCATGGCAACAGTGCTGCGAATGCCTAGCTCAAAATACTGTGTTTCACGGTTAATGCTGACGCTACCTAAAGCGCAACGGAAAATCTGCGGGAACGCTGAAGCAGTGTAATAACGACGCCCAATCTCACCTGCGCCATAATCAAGGCCGGGCGTTTGAAATCGCCAGGGTTGAGACGCTGGATATGCAGCACCTTCTGCTGGACGGATGGAGCTTTCGCCTACGGTATCAAAAAAGCGAGTGTCAATAAGATCTTGTCCGACTACACCGACATCACCAGAGCGCACCACTCGAAACGTGTAATAAGCGCTTTCGCCCGGCGATCCAGGGTCATCGTCCAGTGATGTTGGAATGCCCTCTAATGACGCAAGCGAATAGTCCGCTTCGCTGATAAACACCGGATCGCGTTGGATCAATACGGCTAAGCAAGAGCCGACTTTATACAGCTCGCCTTCTTGTAACGCTGAATCGTATTGCTTTTGCCTGCCTGCAACAGATTGGCCCACGGCAGCGAGTGTTTCTTGGCCATCCATTGACCCTACCCTGTTGTCGCTGTTTAATGAGTTCACAACAATAGCTGGATTGACTGTACTGTTAAATATGCTGTCCGACTTTGAGCTAAGCATGTAAACAAACGTGTCGCCTACTTCCAAGGAGACGATAGATTCAGGTGTGTTGCCCTTACTGGTGGAGATGATGCCTGCTTTGCTGCTGTAGCAGTATTTGTATTTCCACGCTTCTGCTACGGCTTGTGCATCGTCATCCGCTTCATATTCGTCTGCTTTGATTTGCAGCGTGCGCAATGGACGGATGCGCGGATTAATGCGATAGCCGAGGCCGTTTGCGATAGGGGAATACAGTCCAAAGCTGGTGGAGGTGCTTGGCTTATACGCGCCACAAAATACCGGCGACAGATTGCCGGGATTGATTTCGGCTTGGAAGATGTCTGCCGCATACTGCCCTTGGGCGCCAATGTCGTTTTGCGATCCAGAAAGATAATTGCCGATGGCCATGCGCCCGCCATCCGGCACGCTGTAGATAGCGATACGCTGCAGATTTCCGTCAAACGAGTACGCGCCAAGCGTGTTGTTGCCGATAGCAAAGCTGTACGGATGGATGGCACCAACACTGCCTTCGCCAACGAGGAACACTGCACGCAGCATCTGACTACCGCCGAGTGACCAGATCTGACTCCATAGCAACGGGGTGTTGATGCGCACGCCGCCATACCACTGCCCGTTCAAGAACTCGCGCTTGGCATAGACCAGCGGAATCGGATCGCCAAGTGGCGCGACATCTTGGACTGCCTCGAATCCGTAGGTAGGAGCGAATGCACCAGGGGAGTTCAGCGTGTCGCCTTGACGCTGACGTGTGGTCAGCTCACCACGTTCGCGCTGCTGCGGGGGACGTGGCGCCAAGAGCAATGACACCACGGTGAGGCCGACGCCGATCACAAGGTTGGCGATGGCGATGATCAGCGCCGTTTCAGCACCCGCAACAACCGCCGGCTGCGGACCTTCAGCAGCGCGGCGTTGCACCTCTGCCTTGTACCACCGCATTTCATCCTCGGTGAGCCCGAGCAGCTCAGCGATGTAGCGATCCTGCGGCAGCAATGGTGCGGTCATTTCCAGTCGTACCAAGTGAACTTGCGCAGCATGTTTGCCGGCAACCAGCGAACACCGCGCTTGTGACTGACATGCAAGAGCCCGCCGTCAATCATCACTGCAGTTCCGATTTGATCGGGCGTCTCAAACACTGTAAAGGCGCCATCACACGGCGGATCAATAGGTTTGAGGTGGGGCGCCAGCAGCATGTGGATCTCGCGGTAGCTTTCGCTGAGCGACAGTGAGATCAATGTCTGCACTGCGGCTTCATCGGGCACGGGCAGCCCAAGGTTTTCGCGGACGCGCACGACCATGAGCAGGCAGTCGCAGCCATCCTCGTAAACCGGATCAGCGCCGGTCTTGTGCGGCTTGCCTATCCAGCGCTGCCAGCTCATGAGATCACTAGCGTGCCCGAGCTTGGGACGCGTCCTACCAATGAACGCGACAGGAAACGCCCAGGGCCGCGTCGTGTCGCATCACCAGGGCCGCGCAGGATGAAGGTGAGCATCTCTTGGTCATGCGTGAAGCTACCGACCACCCATAGCTCACGGGAGATGGTGATGCCCTCGGAGAGCGAGGCGATGTTGATCTCCTTGGTGATGACTTCTGCGATGTAGCGATTGTCAGCAGCTTCCTTGGCGTAGTTCAACGAGATGGCGTTGACCGGCGTTACGAGATTCGCTTGCGAGCGTTCGCCTGCAGTTTGACCTGCACCCTGCCCATAACCAAAGGGCAGGAAATCAGCCGTGCGATCAACGAAGAAGTTTTGCCACAGCGGGCTGCGTGTAGCGAACGTATCACGCTCTCTGAACTGCACGTAGTTGACAGTTGCGACTGACATCAAATGCCCACCCGCTTGCGCGTCTTGACACTATTCTGCAGCGCCCCGATTGCAAGCTCACGCCCACGCACCGCTGACTGTGCCGCCATGCGTTCAGCTTGATCGCGGGTGACGTATTCCACGTTGTTGATCACTTGCGACTCGTACCGGATGTTCAGGTTGCCGGGTGTTGATGTCATCTGCTCGATACGCTCGCGTTCGTAGCGGCGTTCAGCTTCCATCTGCTGCGTCATGATCTGCGTGCGATTCTCTTGCAGCCGTTCCACTTCGCGCAGGGATGCACGGTTGTCTGTGGCCGCTGCCGCTGGATCATCTGATGCTTCGTCGATAGCAGCAGCGAAGCCAGTTGTCAGCGAATCTAGGAAGGCGCGGTTGTCGGCAATCTGCACGCCCATCTTGCCGTCAGTGCCACGCTGCAATGGCATGACCGCTTCGGGGCCAGCTTCGCCGATGATGGCGTTCGTTGGCCCGGTGACCATGCTGCCGGTGGCGTTCAACTTGGGCAAGCTGAACCCTTGCGCAAACCCACCACCGCTTGGCATCTGGTACGGACCAGCGCCGCTGAATCCGAAGCTGCCACCACCGCCTAGCGCCTTGAGCAGGGCTTGAAACGTGATCATCGCAATCTGCTTGGCGATGATCTGCACGGCCATGCTGATGAACGCCTCTCCGATTGCCTTGAACGTATCAGCCAGCGCTTGCTCGGTGCTCTTGGCGCCGGTTGCGATGTCTTGGAATGCTTGACCGAAGGCATCACCGATTGCATTTGCACCGGTGACCGCCATGTTGATCGGATTGGTCAGTGCATCCAGCTCAGCGCGGTACGTGGCCATCTGCTGCTCGGCGGGCGTCTGCGCGAGCAGTGAACCCATGCCAAAGCCTGCGGTTGGATCAGCCGGAGCACGGCGGAATGCACGAGCACCGAGGCCCTCGGTGTTGGCGAAGCTGATTCCGGCAATCTTCTCAAATGCCGTCAGTTGATCACGGATGACTTCTAGATCTAGCTGGTGCAACTCAACGCGGCGCAGCTCTTGGCTGATCTGCGTGAGGTTGACGCGCTGCTCCTTGTCTTTCAGCTCAGCGATCTGCCGCTGGCGGTCTTCATAGTCAAAGCCGATCTGCAGCCGCTTCCGTTCGGTTTCGGATGCAGTATCCAGCAAGATCGCTTGCCGCGAGAATGACCGCGCCAACTGCTCGCCTTGCTCCCTAGACCGCGCCAACTCATCTGCCAATCGCTTTGCATCTGCCGCTGCTTTGTCGGCGCCGGATGTGCCGCCAGCCCTACCGCCACCTGCTGCAGTGCCGCCGCCACTGGGTAGCGCGGCTGCAGCAGCAGTTCCGGTGCCGCTTGCGACATCACCAGCGCGAGCGGATTGCAGCAGGTTGGCTCGTTCACCGCGCAAGGTTGCCAGCCGTCGATCAATGCTGGCCCGTTCGCGACCTGTTGCGGTCTTGCGCTGCTGCTCTAGCAAGCTGATCTCTTGCCCCTTCTGCGCCGCTGCATTCCGCGCAGCAGCCACAGCCGGCGCACCACCAGCAACGGCAGCACCGGCTAACTTCTCCGCTTCGCTGCGGTAGCTAGCCAATGCACCAACGGCCACAGTAATACCAGCCGCTAGCGCAATCCACGGACCGGCGGCCAGCAGCGCTGTCCACGCGCCTGTACCTGCAAGCGCGAGCACTGCATTGATTGCCGGTGCCAGCGCCACAAATGCAGCGGTCAGCCCGAGCACCGCTGCCGCCAGCGTCTTCACTGGTCCGGGCAACTGGCCGAACAGGCGCAGGATCTCGGTTGCGGTTTGCACGATTGGCGTCAATGCCGGCAGCAGTTCGCTGCCCAGTGCATTACTCAGCTCTTGCGTGGCGTTTCTGAATTCCTTAAACCGCTGCGCCGGCGACAACGCTAGCAGCTCTTGGATCTTGCCTTGGTTCTCGTCAAACCCACGGGCAAGGGCATTGATCAGCACATCAGAGGTGATTTTGCCTTCGCTGCCGAGTTTCTTCAGCTCGCCGACGCTGACACCAAGCTCAGATGAAACCAGCCGCAGGATGCCGGGCACTTGCTCCGCGATGCTGCGGAATTCATCGCCTTGCAGCGTGCCGCTACCTAACGCTTGGCTGAGCTGCAGGAATGCACCGCTCGCCGCTTCAGCTGACACGCCACTAGCCAGTGCCACAGCGTTGAAGCCGTTGTAAACAACCTGAATCTGATCCAGTGTTGTGCCAAGTGGCCGCAGTCGTGCGTAAACATCCGCCACGCCACTTGCCGCTTCGGTTTGCGACTGCCCAAAGGTCTTGGCTGATTGCGCGACGAACTGCTGAACGCGCTCGGTTTCGCCGTATTCCTTGCTCAGCAGCTTGAGCCGCAACTGCAGCTGCTCAGCTGATGCTGCACCGCGCACCATGCCGGCAACCAATGCGCCGGCGCCGATGCTGGCGATGGCGCCGCCGAGGCCGCGCAGTGCTCCAGTAGCTTTGCCGGCACTGGCTTGCAGGCGTTGAAAGCTGCCGCCGAGCTTGGATGCAGATTGAGCAGTTGTCGCTAGCTGCTGATTGCTGTTGCGCAATCCACCGGCCATTCTCTGAACGGCTGTATCAACCTGTTTGCTGCGATCTGCAACCTCGCGCAGCTTTTGCGCTGCACCCCGGCTGTCAACGTTAATTGCAACCGAAGCGACTACGGCCACAGCTCACCGTTATCCATTACAAGCAGTCTATCCCGCACGCTACTATTGATGTGCCCCAGCGGGTTGCAGCCCCTGGAGCGTGGTCAACTCACTACTACTGAGTCAACATGCAGAGTCTACCCTTTGAAGGCCGTGTTTTCGGGCGGCTTACTGTTCTTCGGCGATCCAGCAGGAAAGGTTATTGGTGGTGTCGGTGCTCCTGTGGAAGTCCAGAGAAGGAAATCCAGCACAGCAACTTGACGCGCGGTAGTACAAAAAGCTGCGGATGCGCATCTAGAGAAGCATCAATTCAGCGAAATACCACGCACGGAAAAACAAACACCTTGACTTACAAAACGTGGCAAGGAATGCACACGCGCTGCACAAATCCAAACTATAAATTCTTTCATCGCTACGGCGGTCGCGGCATTTACGTCTGCGAACGCTGGCAGTCTTTTGAAAACTTTTACGCTGACATGGGAGAAAAACCGCGCGGATCTTCGCTAGATCGAATTGATAATGACGGTCCATATGCGCCTTGGAATTGCAGATGGGCAACACCCAAGAAACAGGGCCGCAATAGATCAACAAATAAAATGGTCACATATAATGGCGTTACAAAAACGCTCATTGAATGGGCGGAAAATCTAGATGTCAGTTATAGAACTCTTTGCAGAAGATCCAGTATGGGATGGAGCGATGATCGTATTGTCGGGACTCCAATTGAATGCCGCTAGCGCCTTCTTTTCATCGCCTTCTCTTGTTCTTCATTCAAGACGCCGAAGTACGCAGACCACACGTATAGCTCTTCTATCGTCATCTCTGCATTGAGCTTGGCCAATGTATAGCCAAGCTCTTTACATACAGACAACTGCAGCATCAGCAACTTATCGCGCCGCAGCTCATTTTGCAGTGCTTTTCATGTCCAGTTCCTCCACCTCCTCGGGGTTCTGGATCACGGCCAACATGAGCTGCTGCAGATCAGCATCTGCCGTCTCGTTCTTCAGCTCCGCAATCTCACCAGCCTGAAACAACCGCTTGCCTGTGTCGTCCATTGCTTTGAGTACCAGCAGGTTCAGCGCAAAGCCGTTGGCATCATCACCGCCGGGCATCTTCTGCGCCCGCTCGCGTTCGGCCATCGTGAGCGGTGCGACATACATCTCCAGCACCGACCCATCGCTCAGCGTTACGGTGCGCTTGGTGGGCGTAAAGTTAGCAGCTTTCTTGAGGCGAGCGAGAGCCGAGGACATCGAAAAACAATGAGTTTGGCTCTACTTTAGCCATGAAAAAAGCCCCCGGCTAACGGAGGCCTTCATTGCGCTGCCAGGATCAGGCGGAGGTGCTGAAGTCAAACGTCGGTACACCAGCCGGGCGGAAGGTGATCTCCACCTGCTGCGCATCATCAGGGTTGATCGTCTGGCTAGCGGTCAGCAGCACTGCGTCCATCGTGATCGAACGGCTCAGTGCTTCGCTGCTTTGCTTGTCGGTATAAAGCCGAAAGGCGCAACCGATCTGCTGGCGGCGCAGCACATCTTCAACCATCCGATTTGACAGCGCTGCATCCTCGTTGGTCACGAAGATGGTGGCAGAACCGGAACCATCCGCAAAACCAGGGATGTAAGCGCGGAACGGTGCATAGGTGCCGACAGCTTGACCGATGCTGGTCACGTCAATCTCAGCGCGGCTGATCTCAAACGACCACGACTGCACCTGCCCAACAGCAGCGAAGTCGGCATAGGCAACTTGGAACTCATTCGGTGAGGTGATAGTACCCACGTCGGTGATGTCCAACGCGGAGCCACCTTCAGTGGCGCTCACCTTTAGCACGCCGGTAGCTTCGGCGTAGCTGATCACGTAGTAGGTGGTGGAAGCGGTGATACCAGCTGGCAGCGTACCGGTGCCGGTGCCGCCGGTGGAGCTGTTGATCACCGAGAACTCAACCGGATCGCCAGCCTTGAAGCCAAGGTACGGCGCAACAGTGATCTCATCGTCGGTGGTATCAACGCCGGCAGTGCCGAACGTGCCGGTGGTGCCGGCGGGTTTGTAGTAAAGGGCGCCGGACGTACCGGACAAAACAGTGACAGCCATTGTTGTGAACGGTAGTGGCTAGGATCAGTCTAAATAGGCCTCAAACGTAACCGTAAGTTGCGTCTGATAATACGGCTCCGGCGATGCTGGTGTTACCTGCGTTGGGCCTGATGCAGCGTCAAAGATGATGCCGCTGATCGTCTGCCGGTCAAACAATGCACGAATCCGCTCAGCGATCGTGAAGTTTGCGCCGGTGCCGATGCCGACTGGTGTGTAGACATTCACCACCAGCGTGCCGGTTTGGCGGTTGATGGTTTTGAGCGTGGCATAGTTGT